TAAGACCAATTGAAAAAGTTTTAAATTTGAGTAAAAATGATAAATTAGACATTGATTTAATAAATAATCATAAGAAAATAGTAGAAAATTATTTGCTACTAAAGTAAATTCGAAAGAGTTTACTGGCCCAGAATTAAACTGGGGTATAGTAATAAGGCAATATATGATAAAATCTTATAGATTTTTGAAATGGACAAACACGCAGCCAAAGCCTAAGGAATTTTAATTCTATGGCCTCAGTTCAACGACTAAACGGTAATGGGTGAATTCTTATGAATTTGCTTAAGATATAGTCTATTCCCTTCCTGTTATATACAGGAATTAAATACACTGAAAGGTGGGGTATAAAAGCAGATTACATTCTTTAAAGTCGTCTATAGACGTCATACTAACTCAAACGCAGGGTTAGAAGAGCAGCACTGAAAAGGTTCTTAGCTGCTAGTAAAATAAATTAGATATGTTAGATCACCATCTTGTTTTTATCCATATCTTATTTATTTTGCAAGACATTCAAATTGCGGGAACTCCCTAAAGATTACACTACTCATTTTATTAGGTGACTAATAAAAGAACTCGGTTAATGCCCGAATCCAATAGTAAAAACGTGTAATATGAAAACAAATTAAAAATTTTGTTTGAAATGGGTGATCCGCAGCCAACCTCTAAAAATAGCTAAAATAATTGAAAAATAATTGTTTTTTTAAATATTAATAAAATGGTTAAAGAAAATCCTTTGATAGGAAAAAGTGAAATTTACATGGTAATAAATAAAATAACTGGTAAAAGATATATTGGACAAGTAGCATGTTTTTATAATAATCAAAACAGACTTAAAAAAGCCGGTATTGAATTTAGATGGAAAAATCATTGTGATTATGCAAAAAAAAATGTTCAAGGACGTGGTTCTAGATGTTTAATGAATAATATTCAAAAATATGGTGCTCATAATTTTATGGTAAAACCCATATTTATATGTAAAACTGAAATGGCAAATTATTGGGAAATAAAATTTATAAGACAGTATAACGCACAAACACCGAATGGTATGAATATTATGAAAGGTGGTAAAAATTCTCCTTTAGCAGAAATAACAAAACAGAAACTTAGTGAATCTAAAAAAGGAAAATATTGTGGAGAAAAAAATCCAATGTGGGGTAAACATCATACAGAAGAAACTATTTCTAAAATTAAAGATGCTTTAATTGGTAAGCCTTTAGACGAAACACATAAAAAAAATATGTCTAAATCACATCAATTAAATAAAGAAAAGGGAAATTTACCACCCCGAAGAAAACATAATGAATTACCAAAATATATTTATATGGTTAAAAGTAAAAATAAAATAGGGTATGAAGTTAGACATCATCCTACTTTAAAACAAAAACAATTTACTATGAAAACAATTTCGCTTGAAGAAAATTTAAAGAGAGCAATAAATTATTTAAATGATACAGATAATGTTGAAAATCAAAAAATACAAAAACAATTTCAATTATATGAAAATCTTCCTAGATATATTCGTCAGGTAAGTTCAGAAAAATATGTTGGGTTTGAAGTAAAACATCATCCAACTTTAAAAAATAAAAAATGGACAAATATGAAAATATCAATGGAAGAAAAATTAAATTTAGCTAAAAAATATTTAGAGAGAGGTTCAGAGACTAGAAGTTTGTCGGTAAATGTATAAAACATTTGCTTAAGGTATAGTCCACTAAAATTTAGATATTTATATTTAAACCACTAGAAATAGTGGGGAATTTAGTATTGCAATCGAGTCAATCGAGCAAACTTTCAACGGAAGCGTTGATTTCGGTCGTAAAGTGTCTTGCACTGTTTCAAGAAATGGTGATTTGATTCACAAAGTTTATCTCCAAGTGGATCTGCCAGAATTGACTGGTACTAATGTTTATTGGGTTAATCATGTTGGACATCATTTGATTGACAATGTTACCATTGAAATTGGAGGTCAGACTATTGATCAACATTATGGTACTTGGCTTCAAATTTGGAATGAATTAACTCAGACTGCTGAAAAGGAAGCTGGGTATAATGTTATGATCGGTAATGATGCAGAACGTACTACTGCTGCAGCAACTGTTGATGCAACTACTTTGTATGTTCCTTTACAATTTTGGTTTTGCAAGAACCCAGGGCTTGCCTGAAAAAGTTGGGCAAAAAAGTAAGTGTAGAAATATACTTGCTAGTAAATAAATATAATATGTAAATCTTTAACAACCACCATTGTTTTTATCCATTTATATTTATTTGCGACAAATTCAAATTGCGGGAAAATCCTAAAGCTGTAAAAATTGAATTATATTAAAAGAATATGTATAATATGAAATGTATAACTTGTGAAAAAGAAAAAACTAATAACGAATTTGAATTACGTAAAGATACATTAAAATATCGAAATACTTGTAAAGAATGTCGATTTAAATATGTTAAATTATATAAACAAAGAATACAAAATGGTTCTGTAAAAAAAAGAGAAAATCCAATTCAAAATGGAAATATTATTTGTAAAAATTGTAAAATAATAAAGAAATTAGAAGAATTCCCAATAAGAAATGATTCTAATACTGGATATAGAACTATTTGTAAAGATTGTAAGAAAAATATAATGAACAAATATTATAAAGATGTTTATAACAAAAAAAGAAGAGAACGTAATAAAAATGATATCCAATATAAAATTATGAAGATACATAGAGTAAGAATTTGGAAAGTTTTAACTAAGATAAATAAATCAAGAAAAAGTATAGATTATCTAGGTTGTAATGTAGATATATTACGAAAATGGTTGGAATTTCAATTTGATAAAGATATGAATTGGAATAATTATGGAAAATTATGGACTATAGATCATATTTTACCAATTTCGTTATTTAATTTAACAAGTGAAAATGAACAAAATATAGTATTTAATTGGAAGAATTTACAACCTCATAGAGATAATTTTAGTAAAGGTAATAAAATTCGATTATATGAATATTTTAATTCTTTTATAAGTATACATAGGTTTATACAATTACAAAAATTAAATTCAATAGAGTACCAAGGTTTAAACGAAAGTTTAAACTGGCTAAGACAAAAACTTAGGTATGGTAAAAATCTCTCAGATAATAATGGACAATCCGCATCCAAGCTTCCTAATTAATTGAAAATATTATGATATTAAAGGAAGAAGGTTCAACGACTAAATGGATTTGGAAAAGGTATAGTAGCCTTTTTTAAGATATAGTCTAGTCCCAAATTTAAATATACCGAAAGGTAGGGTATGTTGACTATTATGTCAACCCTGTTTTACAAACAGGTACGTGCCATTAATCGCACTCCAATATCATGAAGTGAAATTCAATATTCAATTTGCAGCTTTCTCTCATTTAACAAGAGGTACATCACCTGTTGCATCTGATCCTTTAGGTGCATCATTATATGTTGATTACATTTATCTTGATACTGATGAACGTCGTCAATTCGCACAGGTTCAACATGAATATCTTATTGAACAGTTGCAGTTTACTGGAGCTGAAACTGTTAGTGGTGCTGGAGCTTATAAGAGCAAACTTGCTCTTAACCATCCTTGTAAGGAACTTGTATGGGTTCATGATATTGGAGGTCAACCATCAGATTTTGATAATAATACATCTGGTGCTGGTGGAGATACTGTTATTGATGCTAAACTCCAACTTAATGGTCAAGATAGATTCTCTACTCGTCCAGGATCATACTTCAATTTAGTACAGCCTTATCAACATCATACTCGTATTCCATCTGTTGGAATTTACGTGTATTCATTTGCTTTGAATCCAGAAGCTCATCAACCAAGCGGGACGGTTAATATGTCCCGAATTGACAATGCCACTCTCCAGCTTACTTTATCAGGTGCTGGAAGCTTACACGTATACGCTGTTAACTACAACGTTCTACGTGTTATGGCCGGTATGGGAGGCCTTGCTTATAGCAATTAAATTTAAACATTTATAACAATAAATTGAAATATAATTATTTTTAATATCATAAAATGAAAAATAATTACACAATTGTCAATTATAAAAATAAAGAATATATAGTAGCTAAAACAAATAAAGATGACATCTTTGTAATAGATAATGAAAAGATATCTAATTTAAGTAATGTAAATTATTATTTAAATAATTGTGGTTATGTATATGGTAAGAAAGTTTATTTACTTTTATTATTTTTTTGTTTAATAATGTCTTCGTATTTCAAGTATTCATTGTATTCATAGTAATAATTCATTTTATATACAATATATAAAATAAAGTTTTAATTCATTTATTTTAATAAAATATTTTTTTTTTTATAAATATTTATATATGGGTAATGCAGTATCTAGAAATTATAAAACAAAAAAAAGCATAAAAAAGCTTTTTAATAATTACTTTGAATATATTTCTACATCAGTATTGTTAGTAAATCGTGATGGGGTAATAATAGAGTGTAATAATAATTTAGTAAAACTACTTGGATACAAAAAATATTTACTAATTGGTGATAACATTTCAAAATTGATACCACAACATTTTCAAAATCATCATCAAAGCTACTTAAAAAATTTTAATATAGATAAAAAACGTTCACGTTTGATGGGGAAATCAAGATCAGTTTCTATTATGACTTTTACAGGTAATTTAATTCCTATAGAAATAACATTAGATGTTATTAAAATACAGTCTACAGAATATATTTTGGTTTTTATATCAGAAGTTGTGAATGAATTAAATAAAATTGAAAACTTGGAATACAAAATGTTTTTCGATGTATCTGTCGAAATGTTTTGTATCGCTAATACAGATGGATATTTTGTAAAAACAAACGAGGCTTTTACCAAAGTACTTGGATATACAGAAATGGAATTAAAACAAGTTCCTTTTCTTGAATTTGTTCATCCAAATGACAAACAAGCTACAGTTGAAACTTTCAAATACCTAAAAAATGAAAAATATGTTTCTGATTTTGTAAATAGATACAAGTCTAAAAGTGGTGAATATAAATCATTACGTTGGATGGCGTATTCGTATAATGGTATTATTTACGCAACTGCAAATGATATTACAAAAGAAATATTAATATACGCACAATTATATGAAAAAAATTTATTATTTGAAGAAGCTGAAAAACTTGCACAATTGGGTTCTTGGAAGTTAAATGTTAAAACCAAAGATTTATTTTGGACTGATGGTCTAAAACATATACATAATATTGGGGTTACAGAAGAGGTAACATTTAGTAGTTTTTTAGATTCATGTTTGGAAGAAGATAAACAACTAATATTAAATAAAACAGAAAATTGTATTCGTACAAAAGAACAATTTGATTTAATAATAAGATTAAGAACCTCTTCAGCTATTCAATATGTATATTCATGTGGAAAATATATTACAATTGGTGAAGATGATTATATAATTGGAATTGGACAAGATATAACCAAGACAATTAATAGTGAACGTGAACTAAACGAAGCAAAGAAACTCGCTGAAAAATCGTCTGAATTGAAATCTATTTTTTTAGCAAATATGAGTCACGAAATTCGAACGCCTATTAATGGTATAGTTGGTATGACATCGCTTCTTGAAACGACAACTCTTACACTTGAACAAGAAGAATATGTTAAAGTTATTTCTAATAGCTGCGGGATTCTTTTGAGTCTTATCAACAATATTTTAGATTTTGCACGTATCGAGTCTCAAAAAGAAACAATTAATTTGGAAACATCAAATCTTGAAGAATTTATAAATTATATTAATAATACAATTAAGCCTATTGCTATAAAGAAAAATATAGAATTCAATATAATTGTTGAACCCAATGTTCCTCTTCATATCTATACTGATAGTGTTAAATTAAATCAAATTATATCAAATTTGTTAAATAACGCGATTAAATTTACACATAAAGGAAGTGTATCCTTACTGATAAAAGTTAAATTAATTAATAATTCAGAAATGATTATTTTTGAAGTTAAAGATACAGGTATTGGTATTTCTGAAGAAGATCAAAAAAAATTATTTATTCCTTTTAGTCAAGCTGATTCTTCTACTACTAAAATATATGGTGGTACAGGTCTTGGTTTGTCGATTTGTAAAAAACTTACTGATTTACTAGGTGGCACAATAAAAATGTCTTCTATTCTAAATCAAGGAACTACTATAACATTTTCATTACCAATTAAACGGTTAAATAATTTGATATTAAAAA